AAAACATTATTTAATAACAGGAGAACTCCTATTGGATAAAGAACTCCAGACATACTACGAAGAACGATTCAGCATGATGGCAACAAAAGGATATAATGATTTGTTATCAGATGTTGAAACAATGATTGAAGAAAGAAACAACTTAATGGCTACACAAAGCCTAGAGGAGTTAAACTTTCGCAAGGGACAGTTAGATGTCCTACATTGGATTAGAACTCTTAAACAACTTTCTGAAGAAGCCTGGGAGCAGCTAAACAATGAGCAGAAGGATATTTGAATTTAGGTGTGGCGAAGGTCACATTACGGAAAAATACATTGATTCTACAGAGCCTTCAGTTACATGTTCTGTGTGTCAAAGTATGGCAACTCGTATTATCTCAGCACCAACCATTATGTTAGAAGGAGTAACTGGAGATTTTCCAACTGCTGCTGACGCATGGGTGAGAAAACGAGAGCAAAAAACAAGACTCGCCAACAAACGCAATGAGGGTTAGCGTCTGGTGATATTTTTTAATTCCTAAAATCACAAACGTGACAGGAGAATATATGGCTGTATTTGAAGAACCGTTAAAAGAAGAAATTGAGTTTAGTGAAGTTGAAGAGTTAGGTAAAGAGCAAGAGGAACCAGAAGCAGTAGAAGAACCTGCTGTAGAGGAGAAACCTAAAGAAGAGTTACCTGAAAAGTATCGAGGCAAGTCTGTTGAAGATGTAGCTAAGATGCACCAAGAGTTAGAAAAGCTCAACAGCAGACAAGCTCAAGAAGTTGGTGAAGTTAGAAAACTAGCTGACGAACTTTTAAAACGAGAACTCTCTCATAAAAAAGCTATTGAACCCCAAAAAGAAGAAGATCAAGAAGTCGATTATTTTTCTGATCCAGTAAATGCTGTAAACCAAGCTGTAGAAAAACATCCTGCTATTGCAGAGGCTAGGCAACAAGCTCAGTCTATTAAGCAACAACAGGTAACTCAGCGTTTAAACCAAGAGTTCCCTAACTTGAATGAAGTAACGCAAGACCCTAAGTTTTTTGAATGGATTAAAGCATCTCCTGTAAGAACAAAACTTTTTACAGAAGCGCACTCTCAGTTTGATTATGACTCTGCTGTTGAATTATTATCAACGTGGAACATAATGAATCCGAGTCAACCACAAGAAACTTCTAGTCCTGAGTTAGTTACCGAGGCAAAAAAAGGAACACAAGAAAGTTTAAAAGCTGCTTCAGTTGATACAGGTTCACCTGCACCTACTTCACGAAAAACTTATCGAAGGACTGATCTAATTAATTTACGTTTACGTGATCCACAGCGTTACGAAGCTATGCAAGATGAAATACTTTCAGCGTATGCGGAAGGGCGCGTTAAATAAAAAGGAAATAAGAAATGGCACTAGGTACTAATAACGTCACCAAAACGACGGCAGCAAAGTTCATCCCTGAAATTTGGAGTGATGAAATCGTTGCAGCATACAAACAAAATCTTGTAGCTGCTAACTTGTTCTCTAAGATGTCTTTTAAAGGTAAGAAAGGCGATACGCTTCATATTCCGAAGCCTACTCGTGGTGAAGCGTCTGCAAAGGCAGCATCAACTCAGGTCACACTGATTGCTGCAACTGAGAACGAGATTCAAGTTCTTATTAACAAGCACTACGAGTACTCACGTTTCATTGAAGACATCGTTGAGACACAAGCACTTAGCTCTCTACGTAAGTTCTACACTGATGACGCTGGCTACGCTTTAGCTAAACAGGTTGACACTGACTTGATTCAGCTAGGTCGAACCGCTGGTTCAGGTACTGCATACTCTACAGCAGCCACAACGACTAATGCATTCATTGGTTCTAACGGTACTACTGTCTATAACTCTACATCATCTAACGCTGCTGCGTTGACTGATGCTGCTATTAGACGTACTATCCAACGACTTGATGATGCTGACGTACCGATGACGGATCGTATGCTACTTGTTCCGCCTACCACAAGAAACACTTTGATGGGAATCGACAGGTTCACTTCTGAGTCTTTTGTTGGTGAAGCTGGTTCATCTAACACAATCCGTAATGGTTTGATTGGTGATGTGTATGGCGTAAAAGTCTATGTCACAACCAATGCTGACGCAGGTGCTGGTAACTCAGGTGCTGACCGTATTTGTCTCATGGCTCACAAAGATGCTTTCTGTCTTGCCGAGCAAATGGGTGTACGTTCACAGACCCAGTACAAGCAAGAGTGGCTTGCAACATTGTTTACATCAGATATGCTTTACGGTGTAGCCGAGTTGCGTGACAGTTCTGCTGTTGCTCTAGCTGTTCCTGCTTAATTAAGTAGGTATCTCCCCAGGCTCACAAGGCTTGGGGAGTTTTATTATTGTCGTTCATCCATCAAGGACGGAAGTAGGGAAACCGAAGGAACGCATCTTTCTTTAAATAGGAGGGTGTTATGTCTTGGACAGACTACTGCCGTAAGCGTGAGATAGACAATTACAAGAAACAACAACTACTTAAACTTCGACAAAGGAAACAGTTATGTGGACTAAACCTGAATACACTGAGATGAGATTTGGTTTTGAAGTCACGATGTACATTGCAACTAAGTAAGGGCGTATAATGGCTATATATAGAGGTCCAGGAGGGTCAGGAGACGCTACCACAGACGCTGCTAATCAAGCCTCTGTAGCCTCTGATAAGGCAGCACAAGCAGCTAGTTCTGCTACTGCAGCTGCTGGTTCAGCTACATCTGCTGCAACGTCAGCATCAGATGCTTCAACATCTGCTATTGCATCCGCAAGTTCAGCTACAAGTGCTACTAATTCTGCAACATCTGCAACTAACTCTGCAACTGCTGCTGCAGCTTCTTATGATTCATTTGATGACAGGTACTTAGGTGCTAAGTCATCTGACCCGTCTACTGATAATGACGGTGACGCACTAGTTGTTGGTGCATTGTATTTTAATACAACCACTAACATCATGATGACCTACACAGGATCAGCGTGGCAGTCTATTGCTACAGGCGGTACTGGTTTACTAGCGTCTAACAACTTAAACGATGTTCAAAGTGCAAGCACATCAAGAACTAATCTTGGTTTAGGTACTACTGATAGTCCTACTTTTAGTAATTTAACATTAGATAATCCAGCAGGAACAAATGATACAACTTCTTTTACACAAAGCATTAGTGGATTAAATATTCTTGCAAGAAACGGGAATAATCCTGGTATTATTAACTTTAAAAGATATGTATCTGGAACAGAAGAAACTTCAGCAACTATAGATCAATTTGGTTCTTTTAACGCTGTGTCGTTAACAGCAGCAAGTTTATCTTTAAAAAACAGCGCAGGAACTAATCAATATGCTTTGATACAATCAGTTGGCGGTGCTTTAAATTTTTATTCAAGAAACAATACTGCTGACGGAAATATAACATTTTCAGGTTTAGCTAATGGTTTTCCAACTGAACACGTTAGAATAGACAGTTCAGGTAACGTAGGTATTAATACAAATACTCCTGCTGAAAAATTAGATGTAGCAGGAAACATTGCTGTATCAGGTACTGTAGACGGAAGAGACGTAGCTGTTGACGGTACTAAGCTAGACGGTATTGCAGCTAATGCTGACGTAACAGGCACAGCTAACGTAACTGCTGCTGGTGCGTTGATGGACAGTGAAGTCACTAACCTAGCACAAGTTAAAGCGTTTAGTTCAGCAGACTATGCTACTGCTGCACAAGGAGCATTAGCAGACAGTGCTACTCAACCAGCTACAACAGTAGCTAAGACATCTTCTACAGGCTCTGCTGTCATGCCATCAGGTACAACAGCACAGAGAAACGGATCACCTAACGCAGGTAACCTACGATTTAATACAACTGATACTTCCTTTGAGGGCTACGATGGTTCTGCATGGGGTGCTATTGGTGGTGGAGGAGGAGCTTCAGGTGGAGGTTCTGATGCTATCTTCTACGAGAACGGACAAACTATTACAACAAGTTACTCAATAACAGCAAGTACTAATGCAATGTCTACAGGACCACTAACAGTTAATAGTGGTGTTTCAGTAACAGTCCCTAGTGGCTCAAGATGGGTGGTGTTATAAATGTCAATTACATTAAACGGATCGTCAGGAATACAGTTTCCTAACTTTATAGAGAACGAACAAAGCATTGACGCTGACTACACTATTGCAGCAACTAAGAACGCTGCAAGCATAGGTGACATAGAGATTAGTAGTGGCGTTACAGTGACTGTGACAAGCGGTGGGAACTGGGTGATCTTATGAGTACGTTAAAGGTTAATAATTTATCTAGTGTAGATGGATCATCTGATATTAATTTAACAACTCCTTTGTCAGGCAGTTTTAGAACTGGTCAAGTTATTGAAGAACTACATTCTATGTGTAACAAAACGTCATTACATGGTAGAGCTACAATAGAAAATGTTACTGCTGCACAGTTGTTAACCACAGCTTATGCGGATGCTACAGGATCAAAAATTCAAAACTATACTCCTCCTGTAGATACAAAAACATTAGTATATGAATACAATCCCTCAATGTACTGGCAAGGTGCTCATGCAATTACTCATTGGAGGCTGTATTTTGCAACAGACGGAGATAGCGGATACACAGAAGTTACAAAAGCAAGACATAACCAATCTGGATATTATCCAGAAGGTACTCCTTTATTTCGGTGGGTTTTTGAATTAGGGGCATCATCGGCAGATACAACTACTGGAGTATTTACAGAAGACAGACCTAATTTATATTTAAAATGGAATGCTAGATCTTACGGTGGTGGTAATCAAAGGGGACTACATAGTACGACATACTGGGAGGGTGCAGCAGGTGGTCAATTTTCTGTCCCAGCAATATCAATAAAGGCAATAGCATAATGGAAAACTGGGAAGCAAATAGAATTATTGAATATGGCGACACAGGAAAACAATTAGATATGTTGTGGCATGCTATTGATGCAGACGAAGATTTAAAGATTAAATTTGCAGACTTTTACAACCATGTAAAAACTGTTAAGACAGAGAATCCTAAGCCATGAGTACAGTTAAGGTAGACACAATCAAGACCACAGGCAACGTAGAAGTTTATACCTGCAAGGCGTGGGTTAACTTTGATGGTACTACAAATACAGGAGGTAATTGTACAATCAGAGCATCTGGGAATGTAAGTAGCGTAACTGATAACGGAACAGCAAATTACACTATTAATTTTACTAATGCTTTAGCAGATGCAAATTACACTTTAACAAGTATGCAAGGACATGACTCTGCTGACGGTGCTGCAAGAGCAGTTGTGTATGACCAAGACAACACTAAAACAACAACTGCTTTGCAAATTAGAACTGTATATAACTGGAGTAATTATTACGATTCTGGCGAAGTTTATGTAGCAGTCTTTAGGTAAATCAAATGAGTACACTTAAAACAGGAAAAGTAAAGACAACAACAATAGCTGACGAGTTAGACACAGAGTCTACTGCGGTCACTAATGTGATTAACGGATCTGCAAAGGCATGGGTT